TGCTTGAGTCAACAAGCTGTGATACCGTCCCACTTGGTTTGACGCACGTAATCGCTGTGCTTTCTGGGACGTCAAGTATTTTAGACCATTTTTGGTTTGTTTCAACTGCTGTTCTCCTAATCTTATCTAAAAATTCTGACAGGTGAAAACCTTTCTCACCTCTGCCATTTGTCCATTTACAATCCATAATACCTGTTAAAGACACACCAAGGAGTCTTTCTTCTTCTGTGTTGGTCTTCCATATCTTTCGTAAATACGGAAAGTTTGTGAGTGTGGATTGTATTGTGCCCATTATGGTTGCTAGTTGAACTTTACGTTCTATAGAAGCAGGGGTATCACTAGCTTTTATTACAACTTCTGTTAAATTACAAAACTGATATGGACGTAATATTATCTCAGAACATGGGTTAGTGCCAAAGTCATGCTCAGCGTCACGTCTGCCATATTTCTTGGCTTGTCTTTGCGCTGCCGTTCTATTGAATATACCTCTTTCTCCAGACTTACTTTCTACAAGTGAAGTCCATTCACGTAAAAAAGTTTCTCCATCAGGCTTATCTGTGTAAGAAACGGAGTTGTTAGCTAGTGCCATCTGAGGTGCTGTCTCCCACCATGTACCGCTCTTAGCGTGGCGCATGCGCCCATCTGATAAATTAGATAAGCTTATCATAGCAGAACGTCTAACGCCCCCTGAGACGACAACCTCGCCGACCTTACACATAAGATTATGGCAGTCATAACTGGATAACTTACGTCCTGCGTTTTGTTTGAATAATTTAACTGTAAAATTAAACAAATCAACTAGAGGGGCAGGTCCAGATGCTCTACCGCCAAACACACTAAGCCTTGAGCCTGCAGGTCTAATCTTTGATACATCCCAAGTAGGCACATCTCCTAGATAGAGCAAACCTATAAGCTTACGTAAAGCCTTAGCCCATCCTTCTTTACTATCACTCACGACGATTGTGTAATCAACGTCGGTTAAATTTTCTGGTATTTCTGGAAGCTTACTTATGTATTGTCTCTCAACAGAGAAACCAACACCAGTGCCACATAATAATATATACATAGCCTCATCAAAAGCTTTAGGGTCATCAATCGGTAAGTAAGAGCAGTTATACCCTGCAGTATTATCTCTTTCTAAAGCAGGGCCTGCTGTCATAAGAGCCCTCATAGACGGCATAACTTGCAAATGATATATAGCGTCAAATATCTCTTCTCTTGTATCAGTGTCAATCTCTGCCTTGTCACACACATAGTCTGTGTATCTTGACACAGTTTCTAACCAAGTCTCTCGTCTATTTTTATCTGGCAGCCATCTGGCATACCGTGATACGGCAATAAAATTTTGGTAGTCTGTTGGTAGCACATTATTCATTATTATCTCCTCTCTACTGTGACGTCTTTAACTGCTATACCTGATATTTCATGTATTAAATCTTCTATGTACTCTTCTAAGAGCACTGGCAATTCTTCCAAGTCGGGCGTAAATTCCGATGAATCAATCTTAGCTATTATTCTTACAACTACTTTGACTTCTTCTCTTGGCATGTTAGTTCCTCTTTTAATCTGTTAAGATACCAAAGGGCTTTATCTATATCTTGAATTGCTTTACCTTTATCTCGGTATCTCCAAAGATATTTTGTTACATTACCTTTTAGATACCCACAAAACTCAATGTGAGACATAGAGGCTTTCATAGCGTCGATACACTCTATGTCTCCATTTGTATAATGTGGAGGATGATTGACTAAGTCTTTAGACTTTTTTTCTGCTTCCTCTCTTTCGGCATTATTCACCGTCGTTCTCCTCTGTTAAATCTGTCCACCCGATTGGGTAGCCCATAAGCCACTCTACCCAATCAGGATTAAGTTGTCCAGAAGTTTTAGACTTATTGTCAGTATATTGAACAGCAACGTCCAAAGTGTCCCAACTAACTTTGCCGTTCCGTATACGACCACCTATATATCCACCTTTGTAGTCCCTGGTGGTAGGTGTGGGCCATAGTCTAGTTATGCTCATAACTCAGTATAACCTCGCCTATTCTTTGTGCAATTTGAGGGACAATTGCGTTTCCGAGTCCTTTAAGTCTGTCCACTCTGTCGGATACCCCATTAGCCACTCTACCCACTTCGGGTTCAATCGACCACCAGTTTGTGTAGTCTTGCTCATAGATAGGTTGTGAGCGTGGTTTACTGCGTCCCTCAGCTTGACACCCCAACGAACTCCCTCCTTGTTCTTTCGACTGAAGAATCCGTTCTCCAACTCTACATTCTTCACTATGCCCCCTTCCACGTCGCTCGCTCTCGGTGTGGGCCACATGGCTATTGTCATCGGGTCTACTTGTTCCCGTAGGTTCGATGGTCGTGTCCGTCCCTTGCGATGTCCCGTCGCTAGCTTGTGAAGTGCTTCGGGCGACCTCTGAGGTAGATGGTCCATCGTGTTGGGAGTAGCCCACAATCCAGAGTCGTTCTCTCTTGTGGGGCGCATTGACGGCGCAAGCTGGAACAACAAACGTCCTCGTGGCGTAGCCTTCACTTTCCAAGTCAGTGAGCACCTCGTCGAGACCCAAGGCGATGTGACCATAAACATTTTCGAAAACGCACCAAGTGGGTCTTTTTTGTGCAATAATTTTGTGCAGGTGCGACCAGATGTGGCGGTCATCGAGACTTCCCTTCTGTAGTCCTGCGATTGAGAATGGTTGACATGGGTAGCCTGCTGTGAGGATGTCACAGTCGGGAACATTTCTTTTTGGGTCATTAGCTAATTCCTTTACATCAGTTTTGATTGGTACATGGGGCCAGTGTTTGTGAAGCACTTTTCTGCACCACGGTTCTATATCACAAAATAAAATTGGGTTAGACAAGCCTGCTCGTTGGAAACCAAGAGCAAACCCTCCTATACCACTGCATAAATCTACATGTTTTAACATTACTCTTCCTTTCAATGAATTGTAGGTTTACCGTCGTACTCGTTAATCAAACTTTTTGTGCCACTTTGAATAAGTGTATCTGTATCATGTGTAGCATTATACACCATACCACGAAGTAACAAAGTGAAGAAAAGGATTTCATCGTGTGGCATGATGTTTTCATCAAAGTTATAATTTAACTCTATATCATAACCACCAACGCCGTCAACATTTCTTCTTATTACAAGAGATGAATCGCCATTACCCAAAGTCACTATTTTGGTTTTTGGCATGACACTAACTCAATAAAATGTTCAGCATCCACAACAACTAAAGGTTTTTGTCTGTTCATTTTTATTATGAGCAGCGGTTCACCTTCTTTCTCAATAGTGTCATGAGATATTGCTTGTTCGTAATAATTATAGATTGTTCTAATCCTTTCCGTGTTCTTACACTCTATATTATACGGAAACTTCCTGTACGCCAAACTGGAAAGCTGTACGTCAACCCCATTTACTCCCATAGGAGTTGAGCGTACATCTAATGGAGTGAGTCTTTTAAATACTCTGAGTAGTCTTTCAACTACCCATGTTTGAAGTTTTCGTCCCTTTGCTTTTGCTGACCTTGGACTCATCTTCTTCGATACGGACTTCAACAATACTTTTTGCTGGGATGACCGTTGTCGTGCCGCCACTTTGGATTTGTGGGAACTGGACGTCGTTGTTGAGCTGCGAGAGGAAGTCTTGAGCTTCGTACTCGGAGACCTTGAATATCTTTGTCTCAATTTTGTCATCATCCATCCTCTTTTTTATTAATAGAGTCACGCCACTCATCTGTGATGTGTGTGTACCAGACCCATCTTGGACTTTTTCCTTTGCTTGGGAGCTGTCTTCTGAACTCCAGACCGTCCCAACACTTAGATTTGAAGGCACAATAGCTGCACTCAATGCCCAAGGTGCGGTTTCCTGTAGGCTTTTTATAATAAAGCTCCTCAGTGTCGGTGAAACACCGCTTAAAAGGTCTCTCATCAGATATTGCTTTGTATACATTCCGTATTTCATTCTTGGTATTCTCCTTCTGTTTACCATTTGGTGGGACTTCAGCTACAGCTATTTGTCCCGTTGATTTATTTACTGCAATCCAACCTTTAAAAGGTTTCTTGGATGCAAGTCCATAACCATACCCTTGTGATACATAACCAAAAGAGTCTGAGTTATTTATCTTATCAAAAGCATCATCAGCATTGAACTTGGAATCAAATGCAAACGGAGACACAGTTTTAATGTCATAAATGCCATCAGATAATTCTATATCATACTCGCCGTGTATTTCATTACCATCGACTTTTAGTGAAACTTTTTGGTGTTTATTTTTTACTTCTACACCAGAGGCTTGTAATAACGCAATAACAACTGCTTCTAATACATCACCTATAATCATACGCATTTTAAAATCATAGTCGGGCAGGTCGCCCTCTACCCCCATAGCTTCCATTTGTAGCTGACACAAGGGCTTGCCTATATTGCTCATACGTAATCTGAAACCTTCTTCCCTTTTTGAGAATTGTTTCTCTAAAGCTTTCTTACAAAGCTCTCCAAACTCTTCTATAACATGAGGAGGCATTTCTGCCTCCCCACGGACTGCTTTGGAAAGGAAAGAAAACAAAGCAGCTTGATGCCTGTTCATTAGATTACCGCAGACAGGTCATCATCTAAATCATCAACAGTTACACTGCCGTCTATGACTTTGTCCGATGACTTTAGACACTTGTCATATTCTCCCATGATATAACTGTTTTCACTCGCTACATAGTCCACAAAGTAACTTAACAACTCTTGGTCTTCTTGTGAAAACTCAACAGGAGCACCACTCACAGAGAAGTTGGCTACATAATAGACATTACTACCCTTCTTCTGCTTCTGCAAATCGGCTGACAACTTGTAGAAAAGAAAAGGTTTTTTTTGTGCTGACAAGCTGTCTAACACATCCGAAATGGGCATGAAGTTAGCCCCTTTCGCTCTCCAGACAACGGGAAGCCCCCCTACCTCGACGCTCTCGCCATCTGAATTCACTGCGTCCTCAAAGAATACTTTACCCCACAACATACGGAAGCAACTAATCTGCTGTTGCTTATATACTTGGTCTGCTGTGAGTGTGTCTCTTTTAGAAGCAGGCACTGAACCACAGCGCATAGTACCTAGCATATCAGGTATTTCTGTCTGTGGATACAGATTCTTAGCCAATATAGACTTGTTGACTAACTCGTTAATCTTCGGGTCGTACTGAAGATATTGATAACGTTGAAGAAAAACTTGAAAACTAGCTTTCTTGGCATAAATAGTTCTGCCAGTGTGCGTAGTCATCCAACTCCCCGGTGGTATTGACTTACCATCGTCATCTTCAATGTCTCTGTTTATTTTTAATATTGTGTGACCAAGTGTAGGTGCCGAGGGCGCATCTTGCCCTATGACCTCTGCAATTTGGTCAAAGCTCACGTTACTGGTAATTGTCGGTAAATCGGTCATGTGACCTCCTTTCATTTTAGATTTTGTATTTATAAAACATTTCAGTTATGAAGTCAAACTAATAGTTTCCATTTCTAACCAATTATATCCCATTTCTAGGTCCACACCAAATGGAATAGACCATTTTACGTTGTAATAGTCCTCAAATGTTTTTGTAACATCTGCCATAGCCTTATATGCTAGCTTAGAAACTACATCCTCTTCACCAGGGTACACATCTATTACCACCGAGTCGTGTACAGTATTGATAATAAGAGACTTAATTCCTTTTTTGCTAAACGCACTTTGTAATCGAATGAGAGCGAGCGGCATAATGCAACCGCCTGCCAAACCTTGTACGGGATAATTTTTAATAGCGGGTGCGTTACTGGCTGCGCCACTCGCAAGACGTTCAGTGCCCGGAAAAGCAAATTGTTGACCCGTATACAAAGTAACAGAGCCCTCAGTGATAGCCTCAGCTTGTAAGTCCTCATGCCATTTTGCCAACCGTGGGTATTTATCCATGAAATCTCTGTAGTAAGCCATCTCATTAGGCGTCCCATGTGTACCACCATATAACGGTTTAAACGTGTGTGCTTTCGCCATAGTCCTTTCATCTTTTGTTACATCCTTTTCGTCTTTGTCAAATATAATAGAAGCTGTGTATTTGTGAACATCACTGCCGTCAAGTATGTCTTTTTTCATAACTTCATCACCAGATAGCTGTGCTGCCACCCTAAACTCTAGTTGTGAATAGTCAGCTTGTAGTATTTTGCCACCTTCAAACCTAGATACAACAACAGCACGCACTGGAAACGTATTTCCACGTGGTTGATTCTGAAAATTAGGGTCAGAAGAAGACAATCGTGTCGTTCTGGTCACACATTGATTATATTTTGGGTGCAAAACGTCATTTTGCTTGACATTTCTTTCAATACCACCAACAAAACTAGACAGATATACGTCAACTGCATTCAATCTAACAGAACATTTCAAGAACTTTTCTGCTGTGGCGTTGCCTTTACGCTTAGCATCCTCTAATAATCGTAACATTGTGTTCTTGTCGGTAGCAAAACCGTTAGCAGATACGTCTCTTACGTCTCTTGGGTTCATTGTGAGTCCTGCAACTTGTGGGTGTTTCTTCAAAAGATAGCCTTTTCCCTTACAAATTCTACATTTTGTCTCTTTTTTCCACAACTGACCGTTCTTTTTACGTTTAAAAAAGCTACCTTTACCTGAACAAGTGTTACAATGTATGGCTGTTGTCTTGTAAACACGCTCTGTCAATGCTTTGACACTACGAACAAAGGCTCCAACGCTCATTCTTGGTCTTGTGAGAGGCTTTCCCTTCTCATTTAGACCAATATTGAACATAGATGCCCAATGTTTTTTGTCTTTTACCTTGCGAGAGTAAATCATTTGGCTAATTTGCTCTGGTGAAGCAAAATTTATCGGTGTATCACCCATAACTTCACGCATAATCTCGTGCATGGTGCGTTCTAGCTCTAATTTTTCCTTTTTGTAAGCTTCTTTAACACGCTGAAGTGCCTCAACATCAATTTTTATGCCGTTTCTCTCAATCTGAGACAGGACAGGTAAGAATCCATTCATTAATTTTATGTGTTTATTCATCATACTGTTGCCAAAAAGCTTTGTTTGCTCCTCATACAGCTCCCTGGTGGACACAATGTCAGCTAATCCATACTCTTCTACTATTTCAGTAGGCATTCTGTCAAAACCAACGCCTCTACTAAGGTAATCTTGTATTATTTCTGTCTTTTTTTGACTAACTTTTCGTCTTATGCACGAATCATGGAGACTTAGACTGTATTTTTGCCCTTTTAACAGGATATATTCACCAATCATGGTGTCATACACACGCCCATTGTACGTAAATCCACTCTCCCACAGCCAAACTAAGTCAAATTTTATGTTGTGACCCACTAAAAGTGTGGTTTCATCCAAAATTTGTTGAACTTGTGAATGAGATTTTTTTAAATCAGGGTTCACTTTCTCATGATAAAACCAAACAAACTTAGGAGTTTTATCTTGACAAGTATTATACTGAACAGAAACTAATCTGTTGTTCGGGTGAAACGGAGTTGGGTCAGCCCTTTTAGTCTCGCCCACGTGGAAGGTAGTTTCCACATCTAATGTTGTTATCATACTGTATACCTATTCCTTTTTGTTTCTAAATTACATACTATATTACCATGAAATCCACTCAACTTATTTTTAGATATCGTTAAATATCTACGTGTGTCATCATTGTTAGTGATGTCATTCTTACCAATGCCTATGATTAAGTCAGCTTCAGCAGCCTTACCTGTCTTACTGTTTTCCATCATAGCATAAGTTACGTGAGTACGTTCCTCTGCGTCTGCAGATGCTTGACTAATACCTATACCAAACAAATTATGTCTCTTACATATCTCTCTAAACTTAGTATAGATACTGCGTAGTTTCTCATCAGTTCTAGCAAACGTGCCGTTGACATTTACTTTGTCAAGTTGGTCAATAATCAAAATGTCGGGCTTCTTATGTTCACAATATATATTCAACCACTCAATGGTAGCGTCAACCTTGTCCACCATAGTTATGTTTGGAGCAATTTGCAAAAATTGTGAACGAGCCTCGATTTTGTTTTGATACAACTCTTCATGTGTGAACCCAGTGTAGGAACTAACAGCACGAACCATAGTGCGACGAGCAGGTTCTTCGTTAGTAACAATGTGAACATTAGCACCTTGTGAACAGAAACCGTTTGGAGAAGCAGCCAACGACACATAAAAAGCAGTCTTTCCTACCTCTGGTCTAGCAAAAGCAATCATAAACTCTCCTGCCTTACCACCACGCACAACTTTGTGAAGTGAAGGTATGTTAAACTCCCAACAGTTTTCGTTTTGCTCATACTCTAGTAAAGTATCTAAATCTGTGGGTATCTCTTCGTAGTCATCCTTGGGAACAAAACCGTCTTGACTTTTCTCAACTATACTTTTTATCTCAAGCAGTTTGTCAGTAGAGCCCTCCATGATTGACAGGGCCAGGTCCGCTATCTGCTTACCAGTTTCCTGTTGCCATAATGTATTAATTACGTCAGCAGCAACGTCTTCACCAATGTGAGGTATCTGTTCTATAGAATCCAATACATCTGCTATGAGTTCACGTTTAGCGCGAGTTGCGGTTGGATTACCAACTTTGTATAGCTCACGCAGTTCCAATATGGTTAGGTCTCTATCGTATCTAGCATGAGCTTTCTCTAATGTGTCATGCAGGTCCCGTAACTCGGCAGGGAACATTGACCTTGCTAATTTATGCTTGTTATTATGGTAGAAATCTTTCCTTAATAGAAGCTTGACTATTTGTTTTTCAATACTAATTTTCTTATCTCCTCTGGGCTAAAATATTTCAAATCATCTTCTAATCTCACTATATCACAAGATACGTAATAGGACAAATGACTTTGTATGCTGAGTGATTTTCTAGTTGCATCTGGGTCTAGGCAGATGTGAATGTGTTTAAATTTTCTAAGTTCTGGTATATTCACGTCTCTAAGGTTAGTGCCTAATAATGCTATGCCCGTAGCTACAGGGGATATGGCACAGGCACTGGCGGCATCTTCAACGAGAACTCCCACATCACTTTCACCACATGTGAATAAACGATTAGATTTGCCATATCTATACCATTTAGGTTTAACAAATTTATTGAGTCCGCGTCCTACAGCATCGCAAACACTGTGATTATTTTTTATCATAAACACAACTCTATTTTGCTTTGAGTCATACATTATGTCAGCGAAACGATTGTGATATGCTTTCATGCAGTTGTTTCTTCTTACATAATCTACTGCTTGTGGATTATTTGTGAATATTGTGAATGACTCTGGGACTGCGAAGTCGGTGTGATAGAAGTCATGATAGTTCTGGCGAACTCGCTCACGAATCTCGGCAGTTGTCCGAGAAAATTGTTTCACACCTTTTATTTTACAGCCTGCACTGTAGCAATTCCATAAAATCCTGCCGTTTACACGGGAAATAGTAAAAGTATTTACCTTATGACACACTGGGCAGTCTCGTCTCACGGTTTCGTTTCCATCAGGTAAATTATCTTGTATAAATGTTTCAAGTCTCATAACATATCCTTTAGGGCCTGCGGCGATTAAGCCGATTATATTTAATATTTAGGTTTTGTCAAACAAAAAAAAAAGCCCCTCCGAAGAGGGGCAAGTTGGCAGTAAGCCCTTTCCCAAAGGAGAGAAGGAAAGGGAAAGGGTTTCTTAGTACCAAGGACTGTTGAACGAATTGAATTCGTCAACGTCATCGGAATTAGTTTCGTATGCCCTGAGAACAAGTTCTGCTTTCTCAAAGTCCGACATCTCTTCAGACAAGAAAGTTCGGAGTATACGACTTATCTTCATTTCTTCTGTCTCTGTCTCATCAAAACCTGCTTCTGGGTCGAATATCTCAGTAGAAGACATGACGTGCTCAAATCGGTCAAAGTTAGAACGAATGTTCCTTATACCTTTCTTAACACTTCGTGTTACAGCTGCTTGAGTATTATTCTTAGGTTTATCTTTCTTAGCCCATAGACTACCTTGGCGAGTGTAACTACTTGCAAACTCTTCGTCTTCTGATGAAAAACCATAGTTTCCGTAGTAGCCGTATCGTCGATAACCATACTCTTTCACACTTGGGTCACGTTTAACAGGAAGAGTATCCCAGTCAACTTGAAACAATGCAGGCAACAGATGAACAGTTAGCCATTCATGGTCAAAGGTTTCTTCACTAGTATGCTGACTTTTGTAACCAACAGATACATTGGTGCACTCTGGTATCAATCCGACATAGCTTGCACTGTCTGTGTAGACGCCGTTAGGACATGGCTTCATCTGCTCCATAGGAGGCAGTCTACGATTAAGCTGCTCAGATAATGCAGTAGCAAACTCAGTAGAACAGCAGGTGCTACCTGACTGTTTAGTGATAATGTCGTTGTAGCCTGCTCTGTCGAAAGCAATACAATAGTCAAACTCTTTAGCAAACTCTTTATGCTCACTAGCAATATACTTGGAGCCGACACAGCCTGCTTCTTCGCCATGATGAAAGACATACATGCCAGGGATACCTTGTTCAATCATGCGACACATGATATAGCAACCTAGCTTGTCATCTGCACCTAGCACATTTGCTTTTTGTTTAGGCTTAGACTTTACTTTAGCGTTAATGCCAGTGAATACCCAATCACCAAACAAAGGTTCATCACTGCCATAGACTTTGCCATTACGAACAGTATACGTGTCGAAACTCATATCGTTTTTACGTGCAAGAGATTCAAGCTGATACTTGTTCACTTTCTCTTTACCAATCGTAAGATACTTCTCCTGTTTCGTAATTGCACAACGAATCCACTCGTCGTCAGTCTTGAGAAGAATTCTGTCGATACCTTTGTTGCTAGAGTCCACAGTATCGAGATGACAACTGAACATGACAGTAGACTTCGTCTTATCTTTGTTCCTAACATTGATGTAGAGATTGCCTTTCTCGTCCACTGTTGCAGAGTTAGAAGTCTTGTCTTTAAGATAATTTGTAATTATCTCTCTGACTGCGTCCTCACCAAAATCTTTGTGAGAGTGTGTAGTCAGCAAATCATACAGAAGACTGTCCATATCTTTGCCACGTTCGACACGTTTCATTTGTTCGAGCTCTTCGCTCTCGTCTTTAAATGCGGAATGTAAATACATGTTTTCTCTCCTTATGCAATTCCAATTAGTTCAAAATATTTATCCTGAGTAATCACGCCTTCACGCAAGTCAGCATCAGAATGTGGTGGCACAACGCCATGAGGGAACATTTCATCAATCATGAGTTCATGCTCCACTAACGCCTCTGGTACAGGAATATCGTCAACTCCTTGTACAATAGGCATATTACGCAATGAAGACAGCACGTCTAGTCGCTCCGATGGCATAGTCAAACCATAAGAAACTCTGTCTGCTTGCATCAGGTTTCCAGCAGGTGCAACAGGCTTGCCATAGTTAGTCGTGGTTAGTTTAGCTACTGCATCACACAAAGATGCTTTATTTGCCATGAAAGTCTTGACAGCACCTTTAATTACACCTCCATCACTAGGAATCTGAGTTCGACGAACTGTTGTCTTGACCAGATAACAGAAACCTTCATGTACAATAGGAACTAATATTCTACCTCCTTGTGGGTAACTCCACTTTGCATTAGAGTGTCGAATATAGTCCTCGTAGTAGAAAGCATTTTTAAAGCTAGTACGAGTGTCTAGCTCTGGTAAAGCCCACGGATAGTCTAGCTGCAGATGACCACGCAGAAGTGCATTGTTCATGTTACTGAACACACACATTCTGTCCAAAGAAAACAAAGAGAAGCTGTCTGTTCCACGTGCATGCCAGTGTGATGCTGTGCCAGTGATATAACGATACCAACCATCGTCAACAGCACAATCTTCATGACAATAATAATTATCCAAAGATTCATCTGGCATGAAATAACCATCAGGGAGATATAGCTCAGCCCCACACGCATTGCAGTCTACGTAGTCATTACAAGTAGTCTGACTGTGTGTGACATAACCTTTGGTATCATCTACACGACACTGAAAGTAACCGTCTTTCTTGAGAGCCTTATACTTATCATCCGTGTATCTGTTCATGCACACAAAATGAAACTTGTCGTCCACCTGTTTAACATGTATCGATTCGTAAGGATACCAGTCAAAGTACGGGAATGGTGCACAGTCTCCATACTCATTGTGGTCAAGAGCTTTCACGTAGAAGCTTGTAACATCTGGTAAGTCAGACCATTTGTCTCTGTTAGTGCCAGGGGTTGAATCTTTGTGATTAGTCTTGATACCCATCTTAGCTAGTTCATCAAGCAAGTGACGTCTGCTCTCTGATGTTGTACCATACACACGACTAGACCATTTTATGTCACTATTAGGTTTCTGGTAACAAACAGCTCTAGCAATAACACAACCACCCTTCTCTGCGTACACACCGAATGCGTCTGGGTTCTCAGCATACCAGTCAACAGCTTGAGGATTAACAATAAAGCGTTCTGCTTCAGTTAAGTCGCTGTCAAAGTAATTGTCATGAGTGAACAATTTACAATACTGCTTTTTGCTGTCCATACACGACGAAGGACTGAAACCTTGTGTGAATGTGTACATTCTGCGAAAGCCTGCAATATCATCTACACGATGTATTACTGGAGGCTGATGCTTAGTAACAATTCTTTCTGCCACAATCTCTAGCCACTCAGAGTCCATAATAGGCTTATTGGTATTTACATCAATAAGATAATTAGCCAAGAACCTGCCCACACTTGTTACTTGTCGTTTCTTGAGCCTAGTGATACCACGAGACACTGGAAGCCACCTTTTGCTTTTTATAGGGTCTTCCAAGTCGTCTTTAATCTCACTGTGCACATGAGTTGAGAAATATGGAAAGAACGGGTTCTCGTTGATTAGAGTTGCTTTTCCATTCTGTATGTTACGAAAGCCATTGTAACGATGTGGAAGTGAAGAGCGATTCTCTAGTTTGCCCAGATAACCAGAAGGTAAGTTAGGAAAGAAAACAACATTCATTTTATCCTCTGACAACAGAGCCATGTGAGTGACACGGAAATCTTGCCAGTATGTTTTTTCATGTGGTCTTCTGGACATACCTTTGATAACTGTAAGTATATCTGAACACAGCTCTGTGTGAGGCTTAGCCAATATAGAAAACATACGGCTAGCCACTAGCTGCACTGGGTGAACGTCAGCACCCAGAGGTTCAAAATGTTCAATGGGAATACCATGACGTTCCCGTTCTTGTTCTAGGACTTCGTTGAAGTTATCAACGATTATCCTCATGGCTTGTGTGTTAAATGGCATAGTACCTCCTATTTGTTTGATAGCCAATATAGTAATTTTGTGCCGCCGACTACAGCAACCATACTGCCGAGGTCAACTTGTTTGAGAAAAACGTTATCAGTAGCAGAACTATTGAGAAAGCGTTTGTCATCTTCATCTTCAGTGAGTCGCATAACTAACGCTTTTGTATCAGGCATCTCTGGTGCCCAACCTAGCATCATGTATACATGCTTGTCTTTAGGCAACCTGATAAGCACACCTAGTCTCGATGCAATCGTGTGAGTCAAAGGTCCGATTTCAACCTGACTAGCGTCATACAGATTATCTTTGGCTTCCTGCTCATTAGAGTTTTTACCTGTGTGAAAAGGAACACAGACAAAAGAGAAAGCACCTTTGATAAACACTGAAGAGTTGAGAGCTACACTGTTAACACTAACATTCAACGCTGCGTTGTACTTGTATTTATCAGTGTCACCGATTACAACTGGGCTAGGTGATACTTCAGGTTTGAACACTGGTCGTAACAACTCAAGAGAAATACGAATGTTAGAACTAGAGAGTGGTAGCATACCTAATGAAGCATAATATTTTTTACCTTCATTGTATTTAAATATCATGCCCGGTGGAACTTCTCTGCGTTTCACCTCTTTATTCAAGGCAAAGTCAAAGCCAGTGCCTCCTAGTGTGTTGGCAAAATAATCATGCCAGTTTTTAATTCCAGACATATTCACTCCTTTCAAATGTTTTAGTTTCTGGATAAGCTCGGTAAAGACAAGAAGCGTCCTCCCTTGCTTGGTTTAAACGTGCTATGCAAAAAGATAAATAGACAGCATGTTTACTGAGAAACCTGCCTTTACCTTCATTGTAGTCATAGCCACTTTTTTGGTAGCTGTCTTCGAAATAACCTGCAACTGTTTCAAGCACTTGTTCATATCTACTCTCTCGTGGAATATATACTCTTCGAACTCTAGGCTTGCTAGTCATGACGTCAGACACATAACGGTGCATATCTTGTTGTATACCTGATATGTGTTTACGCATCTGCGTTGCATACTCCGATAATACTGAAAGATACCAAGCGTCATTAACGAAAGCTAATTCGTACGCGTGACAATTAATTATCTTGTCGTGCGGAAGATTAGTACAACGCCAATAGTTTGTGGCATACATATCGACACCAAGCACTCTAACGAGATACTTACGTTTAGATGAAATATAATCGACAACAGTGCCAACACCGAGCACAGTAGAGTTACGACTGTAATATCGTATCCTGACAAAGTCATCGTTGTGAAACTTTCTAGGCATCACAGACCTCCTTTCTCTGGGTCAAAGTTTTTAGGATTGCATGCGACTTCATAAATCTTGTCACGTCGCACAGGTTGATACGCACCTTTGTGCATCGGCACTAGCGTGAACTGCCCGTTAGGGACAGGAACAGCTTCAGCGCAGCTAACACAAAGATGAGCAAGATGATAGGCAACACGCCTACGTTCGATGGGGTACTCGTCCCCACACTCTTCACACACACACTCTACCTCACTTTCGTTTTGATTTACCATAATCTCTCCTTTTTTTTTTTTTTTTTATTATAACACAAAGCCCCATTCTGACAAAATCAGAACAGGGCTAAATGGTTGAATTTACTGGGTTTTTAGTTGAAGATTGCTGTGAATACAATCGCGTTCAGAACCAGAGTTCCTAGCACCATGAACGCCATTATGAGCAGTAACGCTTGTCCCTCATTCATGGCAGAAGTTCCTCCATAGTGTGCACTTGTTGTCACCACGACAGACTCTTTCATGTTTAGAAGTTTCCCAACAATCTGAGTTGGAAAAGTATTTAACTTTAAATCTGTCCCAAGTGTCGTCTATGTTCAATGTCAATATGACGGGTAGCACAAAGAACACCAAGATTATTATAGTGAATGAGGAAAAGAATCCTTTATTATGATATGGCTTTTCCATCATTGTGCACTCGGTGTAGTTTTAGTGAGTGTTTCTTGTGAACGAAGTCTGACCACTTCGTTACTCAAGTCTTGAACAAAAGCCTCAAGATTGTGAAGTTTGCTCACAAGTAAATTTTGTGAACTCTTAAGTTTTGCTACTTCAGTTCTCAACACTTGGTCGTTTGAAACCAGATTATTTATAATCTGATTGTCAACAGGTTGTGAATGTGAATTAGACTTTGTTTCTTCTTTCTTCATAGGAAATACCTCCGTTATTAAAGTTAGTATCCAACATACCAAAATAATTATAAATGTCAATTTGGCAGGCGTCACTTTTCCCACCGATAAAATATATGCCGACCGATACGGGCAGTCTTAGTTTTAGTCCTAGCCCAATCTGGTCGCACATAAGTTGCATGATAATGCGTGGCACCCTCTGTAATGTCGAGGGTGACAGTAGGCACGACGCCTGCAACATACAGAGCCTTATGCCAAGCCTTATCGTTTTTAGGCTCGTCACTTTTGCCGTCGCAATACCATGAAAATTGACACTTATGTGGAACTGGTTTGTCAGAGTTTTTGTATGTGATGCCTTGCTTCACAACTTCACAAACTGTGCTTGGAAATCGTGAATCAGCAACACGGTTCATAACCACTTGTGAAACAGCAATTTGCTCCACAAGTGATTGGCTGCGTGCCTCGTGATAAATATTTAACGCAAGGCACGTTAACGCAGTTTCAATTATCATAAAAATTTAGCTTTCAGAACTTTATTACGCACCATTTTCATAAGCTTGGCGTAAGTAATTTCCCAATCTTGCTCACTAACAAACTCATGATGTATGGCAAGAAACTCAGACTTATTATGAACTAAGAAGTCGTCCATCAATGCTTCATTGTCTAAAAAGTCTTTAGCTAATATTTCGAAATGTACCTCCATTTAATCCTCCATTGATTGTGGTTTGGTGTAACTACGAAACACCTGATAGCTTTTGCTTTGTGAAAGCAGCTTATCAAGTGTAGCGAAGAACATGGTGGAGGTTATAACACCCTCATTCATATCCTTACGTGCTTTTTTAATTACACGTAACTTTGCCTCGGCATCTGCTCTGGCTAAAAAATCATTATCGACTACCATATCTACCCCTTTCAATATAATTATCATATCCAACTGGGTCAGTACGAAATAAGCTACGTACACGCCAGTGCTTCTGATATGCTTTTTCAAGATGTTTAACGCCACAAGAATTACACAAGAACTCACCGTTAACAGTTTTAGTGGTTTGTGTGTACTCAGTTAATACATGACACTCACAACACTCAACTGAGTAAGCGTGTGTCTTAGAATATTTTTTCCAATTTGGCATGGCACCCTCCTTAGTGCATTGTTGGTTTCTTTTTACTTTTAGCTGTTCGCGCTTTCATCTCACCGATAGCAATATTAATTGCCACGTCCATAACTTCTGGTGGCACACGAGCAGACAACATCATAATCATGATTGCTTCTGTCTGCGCAGGTTTAATATTCATTGATGCAAGAAAACTAACAGCCATACTCAAGACATCTAAGATTTTATCAATCTGGTCAGCCTTTACTTTTAAGTCGCCAATCTCGACGTCCTTAATTTTTGGTAGGTTGTCCGACATATTATTTATTACGTCCTTGATACAAAGTTCTAAGCAATGCCTCAGTAATTTCAAACTTAGCTTCGCGTTTCCAAATCAAACCCTCCTCCATAGCTCTAATTCTTTCCATAATAATATCTAGCTGCTCTTGGAGAAATTTATCATCTTCCTCTGTGTAGTACTTAAGCACTTTAGTTTCAGTAGTCATTTTAACCTCCTGTTGTTTACTTATGCCTAAGTATAACACAACTTTACTTTCCGACAAAATGGCTCGACTTTCAAATTTGAAAATTGTGTGAATTTGCGTAGGAATCCTTTTAGGGCCGGCACCGCTGATAGTAATAGCGACGAAGTCATGATAGTAAAAAAATTTTTACTGGGTTTGGCTCCAGAATCGTCAATCCTTGGGCTTCCTCCGGGCTAGTCCCTGGGTTCAAAATAATCTGTAATAATTGATAATTTCCAGATATCTGGAATTTTTGTCCAGACGAAGTTTGATAAGCTTCCGAAACTTCAAACTTTGGTATCCCGAAGTTTCAAATTCAATTTCTGTCCAGACGAAGTTTTGGAAAAAATGTGAAAGGCAAGATGAT